AATGAAGATTGCTTTGGTGATGAAATGCAGATTGAACTCATCAAAGACATTGTGAGGCGCTATGCTTACAATCAAGAAACAATTAACCGTTTCATGCCTCTGTCTAGACAGTCTGAAAACCGCACAATGTACAAAACCATTGGCTGGTTATCACGCCCCGAACATGCAAGGCGTTTGGATGCAGTCACTTCTATTGATGAGCTTACCAGATTAATAGGCGGCAAATATAACGCGGTTAACACGCAACCCGCGCCAACAATTGAATTCAGACAACACCCCAGCACTACCTCATCCAAAAAGGTGATGAATTGGATTAGTCTCATAATTCAATTGGCCGAATATTCCGACGCTAACCGCATTAGCTATGGACACGCCTATGCCTCTGCGACACAAGTCATAAACACGCCTGAATGTCCGTATAGGCGCTCGTCTAATATTGGACAGCTATATACTAGCGCGAGACAGGACGGCGGTGCTACTGTGCGCGATATTATGCACCTGACTGGTATGAGCGCTCAGAATATCAGAGCGCGATTTTCTGAAATCCGTAATCTGATAGGACAGGATGCGGTTTTAACCTATACGCAACAGCACTATAATCACCGCTATGGTTCAAGCAATGGCAACTATGATTTAGGTGGTTATGAAATCCTAACATCGTTTAATCGTACCGAAGCTATAGTAAGTCAGGCTGGTTTATTGCCTCATGATCAAATAGGTGACTTGTCCATATGGGCTGGAATGCCATATGATGTGGTTCAATATTTTCAGTCAGGTCGTGTGACAACCACCCGAATATGACGCCCAAACAATTCCAGAATAGGCCGCGCTTTGCGGCCTATTTTTTTGTCCGCGCCACAGGTACCCTATGAACAATTGTAAATTTTGCTCGGGTGTCAAATTATTTACGCCACCCCCCGGACGTAGGGGGTTGACTGTCAAAATTTTGACGCCAAGTTTTGCACTAACAATCGTCAATTTTTTGACGTTACCTCTTGACACGCTGAAGCTTATTTCCTAAGTTAGGATAAATCACTTGTCAAAGGAGGTTGAAATGGCGAGATACACTATCAAGGCATTCGAGGGTCACACCTGGGATGCCGCAACAAATGAGGAGGTCATCAATGGCTTCCGAGATTACTACTATTACACACAGCCAGACGACAGTAAGCTGCTAAAGGGCGTAGCTTCAGGCTTTTGTGATTGGACAGGCAAGTCAATTCGTTATTCTAGCGTAGAAGATTTGATTGCTGACGCTGTAAAACATGGTGTTATGGAGGTGGACTATGCAGAACGGGCGCGGTAAGAGCAAGTATTCGGCTTGGAGTTCCGATGATTTAGTCCAGTTTCGCAATGGGGCTGGCATAAGCCGCCGTGAGATGGCTGATAAGTTAGGTGTTTCCTACAGAATGTACTGTTATTATGAGAGCGGTCATACAAAAATAGACTTGCCGCTTGAATATGCGGTACGTTGGCTCTCTATTGACCCTGTGGTTAGAGAGAGTAGCGCAGGTACCCTAACAAATTTTCAAAAACAGCGGATAGATCGTTTGATGGATGCAATTCATGAATACCCCGTCTCCGATTTAGACGAAAAAGGGCAGAAAATTTTACTACAATGTGTTGATGAGATTTCAACTTTAGTAGATGCGGTTGCCTGATGCACTAAATTAGCCTATGATTATCGCATCTAACTAATTTTAGGCGGTGAAAATGATGCAAAACAACCCAATGGGCGCTATGATGCCTCAAGGAGTAGCGCCCACAAGCTCTACAAGTTTAAATTTTCAGAGCGACCCCTCTATGAGGGCACAATTTAAGGGTTTTATGTCTGGTATGCGGGCAAAGCAGCCCGCGCCAGCGGCTCCAATGATGCAGCAACCTTTGCCGATGCCACCTTCCATGCAAAATGTAGACATTTTTCAGCCTTCCATGCCTATGCAGATGGCGATGGGCGGTGCGGTGCCTCGCTCTGCTCAAATTGCGGGTCAGCCTCACATGTTATCGTATATTACACCTGGCGAAGCTAATGTTTTGCAGTCTATGGGTGGTTCTGGCGCTCCTGGGCCAGGTGGTATTCCGTCATTTTTCTTTGATACTGCTGAATTTGGTGTGCCTGATGGGGGCGGTTCCACTAATTTTAGCTCTGGTGGGTATGAGGACGCGGCTTTTGGCGGTTCTGATAATGAGGGCGATGTATTTTATGACACGCTTGGTAATACTACAAACTTTAGCACTACGACACCTGGCGGTGATGGCAATGGTGGTGACGACAGCGCAAGGGATGCTTTATCTAACTTAATGGCCCGTGAAGCTGCTCGTATTGATGCTCAGGATATCACTGCTCGTGGGGGAATGCCTGATATTGTAGAGGGTTTTAACCCGGCTAGTCAGGTTATAGGCATGTCTCAGCAGCCTATGGAAGCTGAGTTTGCTAAATTAGGGGGCGCTGGGACTGGCTCAGGTCGTGCCGTGGATACAATTTTTGACATTGACACCACAGCGCCTGACTTGTTGTCTTTAGGTGCTTTTGGCGGCATTGGCCCTGATGCAAATCTTGAGCAATTTGGCGGTTCTGGTGGCTTTATTCCAGGAACTGCGGATATCCCCGCCCCTATTGCTATGCCTGATCAGATGAAAACCACAAGAGACACATTCAATGATTTAAGTGTTTTTGGTCCTAATCAAGGTGACGCTCCTGTAACGATTGCTGGCCCGACATCTCGTCCTGAAGGTCTTGGTCCTTCATCATTAGGTTCTATAGCTGTTGAAGAGGCCAATCCAGCGGCGTTTGGGCGTGGGGGGCGTCAAGCTCCTGAACTAGGCTTTGAGTTGGGCGGCATGGGTGCTGAAGGTGAGGCCGTTCCCTCCAGCGCAGTACAGCAGGCCATTGATGAGGCTCGCGCCAAGGGGGG